TTAATATAACTGGAATTTATCAAGCGCAATGCCGAAACATCCGGCATATCCGTCCTGCCCGTTTCCTACTTCATTGTCGAATTGCCACGGATAGTAACCGCCGCCAATCGGAGCAACTCTGTACTGCGCTTTTTGATAACCATATTTTGCAACAATATCCGCCGGAGTATCATAATATACCTCTACGGCATCGATCACAGCTCCCGGATATCCAGCATAGCCGTTGTTTGCGTCAGACCAGTTACATCCGGTTACGTAAGGTAACCATCCCTTGCCCTTTACATGCACGCGGTATTTTACAGTACCTTTATTAACCTTTATCGCGATACCGGCGATTGTACGACCCGGAAGTCCTGCAAAATCAGACAGGTTATTCACAAAGGGCAGGATTGTTCCGTCGGTCAACATAACGCCATAAGTAAACACAATGCCGGGATCACCGGATGCTGCACTGCTTCCGCCTCCACTGACAACCGGAGCATCCGGCAACTTGTCCATTCCCATATACTCACGGATTTTATTAATAAAATATGTTTTACAGCCAGATGTGCCCCCATGAATCTCTACAGATCTGTGCGGGCACGCTGTCGCGAATACCTCCTTGTGCAGCCGGATTGTATTCGTGTTTGGAACGATACCGTACTGCTTACACTTCTGCGCCGCCAACTTCAACGCATTCTCTTCATTTTTCTTAAAGATTTCCAAATCCCCCATACTCTGACAGACCTCGATCGAATAATAGTTCCGGTTTCCGTCTGTCTGCCCGCAGTGCCATGCTGCGTAGGCATCATCTTCCGCATACAAGATCCCGTCACTAGCTACATAAGCGTGAGCAAATCCGTTTTCTAACGGATGCGTTTGCAGCCATTTTCTGTAAAACGCTGCATTTGCATTTTGTGATCCTGCATCGTTGTGAATAAAAATTCCTCTCGGATTTCCACCTCTAAGTCCTGCTGCTCCTCTACAAATACTCATGTTCTTCTCCTCTCTCCGGCATTTGCGCCAGCGCAAAAAAAGAGAGCCTGCCTCCAAGCTCTCTAAATTATTCTATCTTCCTATATTTAGTTTCAGCATCAGCGCTTCCTGCAATACCTGTGAAAAATTAACTCCTCTGGCAACCGCTTCTTCGTTCAGCCATTCCGGAATACTAAGCGTCTTCTTGATTGCACGTGAATTGTGTTTCTTCTGATATTCCATCATATCAAACTCTACGACAGCTAAAATTCCGTCTTCCGCATCTACTTTATTTATTTCTGTCGGTTTTGGAATCGGTTCGCCTTCTGCTTTCCTGCTTGTAAGAGAGAGTCCCAGCGCATCTACTGCCATCTCATAAGCCTGCTGCATATCATCTCCCTCTGTTAAGCATTCCGGCAAATCCGGAAAGGATACCCAAAAACCGCCTTCTTCCGCCTCGTGAAAAATTGCAGGATAAAATAATTTTTCCATACGTAATACCTCCGCTTTCTTTTTCAGGCGCAGGGCTATTTAAGCCCCGCTTGTTTTAATATCGCCTGCTCCAGCCCCTTTTTCATGGCTTTGGAGTGATAAGGAACAATAACTGTTATCCCTGTCGTCTGATTCTTGAGTTTTACATGAGAACCATTTTGACTGATTTCCTCAAACCCGTTTTTCTTGAGATGTTTTATCATCTCTCTCGGTGTCATTGGCATCTTTTGTATCTCCTTTCCTTATCATGATTGTATTATATCACGTATCATTACGTATGTCAATCTTTTTTTCACGTATCTTTACGTATTATTTATGTTTATTAAATTTCGTCCGCTGCCAAATCTCCGCAACGCGTTCCCAGCCGCCGGTCGCTACTAAATACACAATAAACGATGCAATTACCGCCGCTACGATATAGTACCAAAGCAATGTGATATTATAGTAGATGCATGCGATCACTACTGCCAGTGCGGTTAGGATTAACGCAGTTACAAACGCAACTACATTTGTTTGGATGTTCCTCAGTCCGGGCATCTCTTTAATTACTTGTGTAATCAGAGCTGTCAAAAATGCCAGCACACCGACTGCCATCAGTGCAAATGTTGCATACTGCATTAAAAGTTCCATACTCATAATTATTCCTCCATGTCATGCGCCTGTTTGTTCAAGTGCTTTTCGATTTTATTGATTGCTTCTGTTACCGGGCCGTTACACCCCTGTTCTTTCAAGCCTTTCAGGCATGCCAACAATCCGTAAGTGGCAAGACACTGTTCCTCGTTTATTTTCCTGATATCTTCATCATGCGTTTTTTGTAAGTTTTCTAGTTTTTTCTCTAGTTTTGCTGGTTTTTGATAAAATTTATATATCGCGACTATTGTCCCTCCGATTACGCCGAGCGCGCCGATTAGCGTTGCCGCGGTTATAATCGTGTCTGTTGTAATATACATCGGTCTATCCTCCTGTTTTGTTTTATGCATAAAAATAAAGACCTGTTACGGTCTTGCTCTGATTTCTATGTGGTCATGTCTCTTATGATACATTTATACTACCGCCATTCTCACTCTCCTGCCAGGTCGTTTGTAATCTCGATCACTACCGCCCGGAGATTAAACAGGTTTGGAACCTGATCGAATGTAAATACTCCGGAAACCACTAAACTTACCCAAGTTTTTACTAAAATACTGTTTTTTGTAAATGTCATGATTATTCTCCTTTCGTTCCATCAAGCACTTGATACACCACATCCCGAAGATTGCTTAAACCTGGGACCTGCTCCCTGGTATATGTACCGGCGAGGACAAGGCTTACCCACGTTTTTACAATAACGCTGTTTTCATTAAACATCTGCTTCACCCCCCTCTATATTTTGCGGCGTCCCCGCTGCTGAAGTCGCAAGCGTAGCGATCACTGTTGTCAACTCCGCGATTGCCATTTGCAGATCTGTGTTTGTCTGGTTAACAGTATCCTCGACATTGGTGAGACGTTCCTCGGTCGTTGTCCCCTCCTTGTATAACACCACTCCATAGATCTGCCCTGTGTAGATTTCTGCATGGTCGTATGCCGTGTAACCTTTGTAGGTCGCAATCGTCTGCCCTCGCTCCTGTACAATCATGCGGGATGTCCGGCTAGAGTCAGTAAACAGCACCTTTAACTGTTCCGGAGTAATTCCAACCGTCAGAATTCGCAGGTAATCCCCGTGGGATTCAACCTGCTGAACAATAATCTCGGTTGCATCATTAAAAATAAGCTTCATAAATATCATTCCTTTCTGTGCATCTATTTGAATAATAAAGGTTTGTCAGAGTTATCAGATCGTGAAGATGTCACCCTTAAAACCGGCGTGCGTTTGACGCGCTACGGAAAACTCCGCGTGCTCAGTCTTGTTAACGCGAGCAGTCCTACAGCAGGCGATATCGTAAGACTACCATCGGAGGATATACCCTCTAATTATGTAATGTCGTCTGCCTTGGTTCGGGGGCAAACACGAGGAGATTATTTTGTTTCTATAACGCCTGCTGATGCCAATCCCCCGGGAAAAGTAGGAATTTTTATCGGAAATAATGAGGCACAAGTTGTAAGTGGGGGCTATATTGTAGCTTGCGTGACATAGTGTGTATAAGCGCTTAATCCGACATTTTTATGTACTCCATAACTACGATGGCGGAACATGGAAGTGATAAGTGTTATTTAATTTCCCACTCTGCATCAATAAAAATGTAATTATTTGTGGCTTTTGGGATGCAGAAAAACAGATTGCCGTTTGCTTTTGCTAAAGAGGTACAGGCAACTGGATTTTTATACTCTCCATCTGATGCAGTTACATTGACAGCAGTATCAATTAACGGTCGGTACTGTGACGGTATCGTAAAAGCATTGTTGTACACATTATTTGCAACAATTATAGCGGTTGTGTAGATTTCCATGTTTAGGTGTATCGTGTTACCGGTCTTGTAAGAGTTGTTTACTATTGTTTTCCAAATCCCAGTGTTCAATCCGAGATCAGTCGGTGTGAGCATCTTTTTATCGTGATACAACTGTAACTCTGACAAATATGTATTTAACATAGGGATTGTCGGGACGCTCTCGAACATTTTTTCTACTTTTGTGATGCTTAACCCTTTAATTACCACTCGATAGAGCGGCATTTCCCTGATTTTTCCCGATTCGTAGAGGTTGTTTTGTGTCAGCGTCGGATCCGTTGCCGACCCGGTTGTGGATGCGCCCTGTTTGACCTCTAATGTGTAGGTGTCGATGCCACCTGTTCCCGTAGTGATGAATTTTGCTATGATGATGTCGTTTCGGTTTCTGCCGGATTGCCCGTTGACAATCTCACAGTCAATATAATCTCCGTACGGGATGCGGGCAAAATGTCCGCCTACTACGATAACTCCGTCTTTTACTCGTACTTTGTTGTTACTGATCACCTGACTTTCACATTGCTGGCCGATCATCATGACCCCATCTGATCCGACAATGCTCTGATAAATCGCTGCGTCGTCTTCCGCGTAAATATGTGCCTCCGCCGCTGGGTCGGTATTGATTGTAATTCCTTTCAGTTCTCCCATCTAGTCATCTCCTTTTACTTTATATTCTGTTGTTGTTTTTCCGTTTTTTGTTTTTATGATTTTTCTAACGATCGGCTTTTGTAGTCTCGTTCCTGTAATTTCTTCATATCCGCCGACGATGTCGCCGATTTCCAAGTCGATCCCTTCTACGTTTACGTCGATGCTTTTATAGTTTTGCAGCTCTTTTAGACGCTTTGCTCCATCCTCTTCCAGCTTTTCTTTGTCTGCGCTCGAAAACTCATAAACCGCTTCATTTTCTTCAAGTCCTGTGTAATACGGAGTCTTTCCGACGCTTCCGTCTTTTTGTACGTATAAATGCAGGATGATCCGCTCTTCGTTTTGTCCTTTTCCGGCACAGATTAAGTGATTCACGCCACCTCTGTAATCTTTTACGGTAAACTGCACCTCTCCATCTTGCGAGTATTCCAGCGTTTCCGAATAGTTTTTGATCTGTACGGCTCTGACGGAAACGTATCCATAATCAAGGTTTTCCGGCTCAACGTAGCTGATCTGCAGGCGATATCCTTGAGCGCTTAACATTTTATCGACTGCATCATATAACGTGACGTATCGGTCGATCTGCCAACCTGTGACGGTGATCCCTGCCTTTTCTTCCGGCACAAAAAAAAGACCGTCGAATCGGTCTTTGATAAGATCTCTCAAAATATCGTTTAAATCTCCGCTTACTGTCAGGTGATCCTTTCCCTCCGGCGGTTCTATGATTTTTTGCTTTAACAGTCCTCTCCACGTTGTGCC